CTATGAGGACATAACTGCTGAGAAGTTTGAGGAACTAGAGGCGGCAATGCCCAAGGGTATTAAGTGGGAGGACTTAGAACACTTTGAGAAGGAGGATAACACCACAGGCTCACAGGAATTGGCTTGTACAGGAGGTGCTTGTGAGCTAGTTTAAGGGTACAATCGGCTCAAATCGGATAAAACAGGGGGTAGTTATCAACCTGTAATGGATAAACTAGGGGGTCATTGCGACCCCTTATGTTTATATAAACGGAAAATCTATACACGTTTAGAGTTTATGTATACATCATGTCACCATAATGGCGAATAAAGCAACACCAAGTAACACTTTTATGCGGAGAATAAACACATAAGTTGACACTTTTATGCGGAGAATAAACTTCCTTGTTTACTCGTCATCCGTTAAGGCTCTTGTCGTAGCCGCGCCAGTGAGCAACCCTGCCCCTGCGGTAGCCTTCAACTTAGTCTTAGCCGCTTGCGCCCCTGCAATATCCTGAGAGGAAACCTTTGGTTTCGATTCCTTAAAGGCTCTCTTAGTATACGCATTGACTGATTCAGATTTCAGCTTCTTAATCCCTGTGGTTTCTTCCGTAGCCTTGATTGCCCTGTTGACATTCCGTTGTGTCTTAGCTGTCCGAATCTGTTTATTGTTATACTTACTCCCTGTCTTTAGAGAGGATTCTATAAGAGGTGTTGCTGTTATTAAGTGATGACCACCCACAGGCACTTGACCAAATATGTCGTGACCATCACTGAGCATGGTATACATTTTCTGGTTGTTGGGGTCTACGGCTACAAAGGCATTCATGCCACCAAGTTCCTTTTGTTGCGACAAGAAGGACTGTTGCGTAACGAGGAATCCGTCAGGGTCTTTGATGTCAGCCAACTTGTTAGCACCGACTGCATTCCCTGCTTCATCACTTACCCTTGCCATCTTGATGCTACCTTTGTCTACCATCTGGTTAAAGACATCGTGAATGACTGCTTGTGTGCCTTTAGATTCCTTACCTGCCGAGGCTTTGAGTCTGCCCTTGAGTACGGAATCAATAACGTAGCTATCCTGAATGTTCTCTAGGTCAGGCTTCTGTGCCTTTACTGCTCTCTTGATAGCATCGAGATTCTTACCGTCAAGTGTCGAACTTATCTGCATAAATTCAACCATGTCCTTCCCTGCTAGGCTGTCAACCTTCTGTCCCTTTCTGATTTTATTAACAGCGGTCAGGTAGCTATCCGTAGCCTTGCCGTGTAAAGCCCTAAGAATAGGAGCGGCTGTACTTGCTGAACCTACTCCCTCTATGTACCCAACGTCACCACCTGCCGATGGGTCTTTGATTTGATACTCATACTTGGCATTGGGCTTGGTAACGTGCGCCCCTTCTGTAAGGTGTCTGGTTGCTCTCTGAACGATGTTCTCAGGAACACTACCCTTAGCTCTATACCCATCACCAACCGCGTTAGAAAGCCTCCCTACGTCCTCTCTAGGGATTCGTGAATCTAAGTAGTTTAAATGCACAACGCTCTTTTCCAGAAGCGTGTCCTGAGTATCGGGCAGTTGGCGTTGTATAGATATGGCGGTTAGCTCTGCATCCTTACCAGTTTTAGGTGTCACCCAATCGTCTATCTTCTTGTCCGACAAACCCATAACCCTACGCTTTGCTCTAGCCGCAGGGTCGATACTCTCTTTTATAGCGGAAGGGACAGCCTTGGTGAACTCCTGACCAAAACCTTTTGCCGCCATCAGTGGGTTGGTGTAGAACTTATCAATATGTGTAGGCATATTCTGTGCAGTCTTGTTGGCTAAAGAACCTGCGCTTTTAGCCGCACCTTTCAACATACCCTTAGCCGCCCTGAAAGGAATACCCGCAAACGGTATAGCACCTACAGCCCCTAAAGCCGCCATGCCATAGTTACCTTCTTGGAAATCCTGTATCCCCTCTTTAGCGGAAATGATTTCCCCCGATACTGGAGCAAGACTAGCAATACCGTATGCCGCATCCTTCATGGCTTGTCTCTGTTGCTCTGGTGTTGCAGGTACAGATGCACCCCTCCTTGCTCTTCTTCGTTGGAGAGGTTTGCCAAGAGACTGAGCAAACGCCTTACTACGAGCTTCTTTATTTACAGCCATTAGTAACCCCTCTTTTCTTTGCGCTTCTTCTCTTGACGCTCGTTGTATTTCTCAGCACCACCGCCTAACCATTGATATAACAAATCGCCAACAGCAGGTACAGCCCTTAACCCCTTCTCAAACTGAGGGTCATCTTTAGGTATCTCAAAGCCCAAGGTTAATATAGAATCAATGATTGGAGTGGCGGGTGTGATGTACTTAATCGCCCCTTCAACTACCTTACCTTGAGAGAAGTATTTACTGTACACATATTCATTCATACCATAAGCACCAAGCAACGCCCACAGTGCCTTATCAGGTATGTCCTCTACATGGACTTCCCTTCCCTTCATCAAGTCTCTAATAGCATCGATACCCATGTTAGCTGTACTTACATAACCTGCAAGCAACGCGGCATTCTTAGCGGCTGAGACTTTGTTACCTCTCTTCCATTCGTGTACCACATTCTTACGCACAACGTCAAGCTGTTTTACAGTAAACGACTTGAGCATATAGAATATTCTGCCGTTAGTAGAGGTAAGGTAAGCCTCTGGCATTTCGCTAAGTGCAATAGGCTGTACCTCTGCAAGCTCGTTGAACGCAAATAGTTTAACATTCTCTGTGATGTCACCTGCTTTGAGGTCAGCTATGAATGAATCCGTTTCATCCCCAAGCATATTCTTGACATCCCTGCGTAGCTTTGCTTCACCCTTAGCACTTTTAACTTGGTTAGTAGCTTTGCGTAAAGCAGAGTTAATAAAGGTTTCTTTACCTAGTCTATCAATCTTCTTAAAGCCTACAACACCCATTAGTTTATTAAGAGATTTAGCCAACACCCTTGTTTTTCCACTAGCTAATTCTTGAGTAATTAAATCTTCAATACCCAAGTCAACTATTTTAATCTTCTTAGTCCCAAACAGGGATGCGATTGAGTGCCTGAATCCCTTTAGGGCTGACGCAAGACCGACATCACCCAACTGAATCATAGCAGTCATTGGGTTAGCGATTGTACCCATGTAGCCTAAGTCTCTGATGTTAGATACGAGTGCCGAGGGGCTATTCTCACCGCCTACAAAACGTGCCGATAGTAACTCCTTTAGCTCTTGTTCTCTAGCTACGTCTATTTCACCTTTAGCAATAGCGTCATCTACCAATGAACCAATAGACTCGTTAGTGTCCATACGTCCTGTGACATCCATTGAGGCGTTATCCTTTTCTCCCTTAGCTTGTCTACCAAAAAACTTACGTTTCTCAATATCGTTCACTGCGGAACGTATGTACATAGAAAGAGATTCTTCTGGTTTCGCGTAGTGTTCTAGCATCTTATCATCTAATGTAGATAGGACACGTTGTTTAGCAAACTTAAACTTAGCACCATCAACTGTCTGACGATAGCCTCTAAGTGACAACTCAATTACTCTGGAGCGTTCTTCATTAGTCAGGTTAGCTACTTTGGTTTTCTTTTTCTTAGCATAAGCCGCTAGTTGCTTTTGTATAATGCCTTGTTCTTTTAAACCCAAAGTCTTTCTGAGCTTCTCGTAGTCCCTGACTAAGCGTGGAAAGTAGCCATCAATCTTAGTGAAGCCATGACCTGCTCCCTGTAGTGCATCGCCTAGCTCATCGAGCATAGGGCGAATAACGTCAGCAAATTCAGTAGCGAGTTTCGGGTCAGCAGAGCGCATTATACCTTCAGCGGCTTTTAGATTTCCGTTATATAAATGTTTAGATACTTGTTGGCTTACTTTAGGAGCAAGTGTTTTCAGACCTAGCAAGAAAGGCTCTGCTTTTTTAGAGTATTCCGCTGTCCTAACGTGAGTCCAAAACTCAAACTTACGGACTCTATACTTAATAGCCTCAGATATATTACCCAAACGTGTAGAGAGTACGCCTAAATACTTGTCAAGACCTTTATTGTACAAACGAGATACGGCACTGTCTTGAGAGATAGCCTGTTGTACTGCTCTCTCCCCTTGTGTTTGGTTAAGAGGTATTTTTATTTTACGCCCTGTCCTAGCGGTTGCTTGTTCAACAGCCGCAGGGTTAATACCTTTCCCTTGTAGTGTCTCTGACAAGTTCTTTAAGTCACCACCAAGAGCCATGTGTTCATCTATCTTGGCTTGTGCTTTATTTAAGAACTTATTGGCAGACCTAGTTGCTAGTTTCTCGCCTCCCTTGACAAGACCTGCGGGAATGACAGCACCTAGAGTAGCTGACAACGCCACAGAGCGAGGGTCTACTTCACCAGTTTTCGCCCACTGTTCAGACGCAGTTGAGGTAGACGCTAATGCACTGCCTGTTAAAGCCGCAGTTTTCCACCCTCCCACTAAAGGAATAAGAGTAGTAGGGTCAGTCATTGCACCTGCTACTGTCCCCGCAAGAGCCGCCCCTGACTGCTCATCTTCCTCGAAGTAATGTCCATAATCTGCCTGTATCTGTCTCTCCTTACGAGCTATAATCATTTCCCTTCGTGTATCGTGTGAAGCATCCATGAAACCTTCGCCATATATTTCGTCAGGACTCATGTAGTCAAAAGCAGTGAACTTATTATCTTCCAAATCAATATTCACTTCACCTACAGGAACGTGAGTGTCAAGCCACACACCCATGTTGCTAACCACACCATCGGTCTTGCTCCAAGCATATTTGAACTGAGTCCAAGTGTCATCGTACTTGGCTCTTTTCAGTTCATCGTCTACTATCCTGTCGCCAATTTCCGCATCCAGACTTTGTAGGTTAGGGGAGTTTAGAATGTCTCGTTCCGTCAGTCTGTACCCTAAGTTTACGTTATCGTTCTTATGTGACCAGACACGCTCAAGCTCACCGTCAGCAGTGATTCTATCTCCTGATTGTGCGCCCAGACTTCTTAGGTTTTCTGAACTATTTATATCCTCTAAGCTAAGAGTATGTTTACCAAAACCTTCTTCTTTTGTTTTCTTTTCTTCTTGCTGACTTTGGTATGCTTTAGCGGCAATACCTCTGCCCTTTTTCGCATCTTTCCTTTCCAATGCGTTTAAGTAGGAAACAACTTCGGGGTCGTTGTCCGTATTATCAATAGCGTCTTGATAATCTTGAGGTAACAAGATGCCTTTATTTACAGCATCCTGTACTTTTAGTAAAGTAGTGTTAGCCATGTACTAGCCTCTTATATTAGCGAAAGGGTCTTTTGAAGTACCGCCACCTTCAGTTGGTGTTGGTGTCAGCGTTTCATCAGGCGCACCCCCTAGAATTACCATACGCAAAGCGTCCTCTCTTGTAGCCGCCTTACCTGCTGTGTAAATATACTCAGCCTGTAGCATTAGCTTTTTCACGCCTTTCGGGTCTACGTTTGTTCCCCATAGAGTCCCTTCTTCCTTAGCACCTACTGCTAATAGTTCTTTCTCTGTATAATCTTCAAGGTACAAATCATACTCATCTACCTCTGCCGAAGTCAAACTAGATGTCTTAGGCGCACGACCTGCTCGGAAGAGTACCGACTGTGCCGTTGCCAAATCACCCCCACCCTCTAAGAAATCTAATATTTCTGTATTACCTTGGGACTCTGCAATTCCAATAAGGGACTGACGAACACTAGCCTCCTTCTTCAAATCCTGTGCCGCCTTAATAGTCCTAGCCGCCCCTGCTGAATCCCCTCTAACTTGCATTAGCTTTGAAAGTTTTATGAGGTCATCGGGGTTGCTCTGGTCTAGCTGACTAGCCGCCATAGCAATCTGGTCTTGTGGTGTATCACCCTGTCCCATCATACCCCTTACGCCACTTTGCATACGATTCGATGCCCTTCTGCCCAACTCCATGTATTGCTGTTCGCTTGACAGATTACCCAAAGGGCTTATGGGCTGACTAGAAACGCCTGTTAATAATCCTGCTATATCTCTATTCGCCATTAGTATTACCCTCTGCTTTGACCGCGTGGATTTGCCGCATCTCTAGCTATAAGCTCGGACGTAGACATCTTATTAGGGTCTTTACCTGTCCACGAAGAGCCGTCTGCGTTCCAACTTCCTAAGCCGCTCACAGAGTTGCCGCTAACATTATAACCTCCAACCGACCCCTCGAACTTATCATTAACCCAATTCCCAAACATATGTTTACCATAGTCTACTACTTGGTCTACAATGCTTGGTGGTTCTAAAGTATTAGGGTCTAAGCCTACTGCCGCCGCGTCAATCCTATCTTGTACGGTCATCTGGTTTCCAAAGATAGAGTTCATAAGTCCTTCTTGTTGTTGAAGCGTTAAGCGATTAGCTAAGTCCTCGCCCTGCATAAGAGCCTCTATGCCTGACTGACCTATCTGCCCAGACAACTCAGCACCCGCTACTCTACCTTGTGCCGCCAAAGATGCTACGTCTGTACCTGCGGTCAGCGCATTAAGTGCTTGGTTAGTTGGAGCGTAGCCTAAGCCCATCATCCCTGAACCTATATCATAGCGTTGCTTCTGTTCTCCTAACGCCTGTCCCCTAGCCGCTAAGTTAGCCTTAAGCATAGCATCCTGTTCAGCCTGTCGCATTGCTAACATTTCAGGAGTAGAACCACCGTAAGCCGCTGAACCTAAACCTAAGCGTCCCTGAGACAACATACGTTCCTCTAGGGCTAGACGCGCACGTTCTTCCTCTGGACGTTGTAAGGCTCTCATCTGTCCATAGATGTCTGCCGTTGCTTGGTCGATAGGTTGTCCCATCGTACCTAACATACTGCCGCCTGTGGCGAACATCTGGTTCTGTATAGCCTGTTGTTCAGGAGTTAGCGCAACAGACACACCGCCCGAAGGGTCAGTAGTGGTAGTGCCTAAACCTGTTTTTACAGTGTAAGGTACGAACTCGGTCTGACCTTGTATATCCGTAGCAAGGTCTGTGGCTTTGTCGTAACCTAGCTCACCTGTTTCCCTAGCCGCATCAATACCTTCCTTGCCTAAGTAGTAACCACCTGCCGCCTCTAGCGCATCAACGAACCATCCCATTAGAATGTACCCCCTGCTATTGTATATGTGCCACCTATAGTAGCACCTCTTTCAGTACCCAGATGGTTTTCCAATACCAAACCTTTGGTGCTTACAACGTAAAAACTACAAGTGCCTGTGAAAGTTTCTTCATCTTTGTCAGCCTTTGAATTAACCGCTGTAGCAATAGCCGTAAATTCTGTATGGAACTCTGCGC